AAGTATGCGCGTTCTGTTTTAACCGAACAAAAAACTCTTAAAGAAAGATTATCTAAATTAGATACAGGATATGTTTCAGAAATGGAAAATAGAATTGTTTCTTCTTTAGAGTCTGCTCAAGCTAAATTAGGAAAAGCTAGAGAAGATGACGATATCACAGCTGAAGTTAATGCACAAAAAGAAATTGCTAAACTTGGTTATGAAGAAGCAAGACTAGCAGAAATGAAGGTACAAAATACTGCTAGAGAAAAAAAACAGGTAGGTGAAGTATTAAAACAACCACTTAATATTCAACAAGATCAAGCACCAAAACCTGATGCGAGAGCAACAGAATGGGCAGAACAAAATGCATGGTTTGGCAAAGATAACGCCATGACCTACACAGCGTTTGATATGCACAAAAAATTGGTGGAAGAAGAAGGATTTGACCCACAGAGTGAGGATTATTATGTCGAGTTAGATAAAAGAATAAAACTTGAATTTCCCCACAAATTTGGTAATAATACTACAAATACGACTAAGCCAACTCAAACTGTAGCTTCGGCTACGCGAGGGGTAAATAAAGCTGGTCGCAGAACTGTGCAACTCACATCATCACAGGTAGCAATTGCTAGAAAACTGAATGTGCCACTTGAAGAATATGCTAAACAATTAAACATAGAGGAGTAATCGCATATGAAAAAAAATGAAACTAACGTAACTGAAGAAATTAAAACGGAGGTTACAGAAGAAGTAGTAAGAGACTCCCGTGCATCCGACAGCAGAGAAGCTACCAAGCGTCCTGTTGAGTGGAAAGAACCGAATGCTTTAGATGCCCCAGCGCCGCCGGATGGATTCCGACACAGATGGATAAGAGCTGAAAGCCTAGGATTCGACGACACTAAAAATATTGCTGGTAAATTAAGATCAGGATATGAGTTAGTTAGAGCCGACGAATACGAAGGTACCAGTTTTCCAATTGTGGGAGACGGCAAATACAAGGGAATCATCGGAGTTGGAGGTCTGTTGCTGGCCAGAATACCTAACGAGATCGCAGAAGCTCGAGCCAAGTTTTATTCAGATAAAGCTAGGGAAAGAGTTGAAGGAGTTAAAAACGATCTACTGAGGGATCAGCACCCGAGCATGCCTATCAGTTATGATAGTCGCTCTAGCAAATCTTTCGGTGGTAAGTAAAAGTTTTTTAACAATTACGACCCAACGAATTTACATTAATCGTAACTAGAAATAGTTACAAACAGAGGATAAATAATATGGCTAATCAAGATGCAGCTTTCGGTCTTAGACCGTTAAAAAGTGTCGGTCAGCAAGATGATTCCACTGGGATGACTCAATATAACATTTTACCTGGAGACGCTTCAACGATCTTCCAAGGTGATTTAGTTATAGGAGTAGCAGCAGGTTACATAGATATTACTACAGCAGGTAATACTTCTAATCTCGGCGCATTCTGGGGATGTTTCTACGATGACCCAACAACACAAAAACCTACGTTTAGAAATCAGTACCCAGGTGCAATTACACCTGCTAATGGCGGTGAAATCGAAGCGTTCGTATATGACAACCCCTACCAAATGTTTGAGATTCAATCAAACGCAGCGGCAGCGGCTATGTCACAAGCGGACATTTTTTCGACAGCAGACGTTGTTTCAATGGGAACTGGTACAGCAATAAACGGAGTATCAGCTATGGAGTTAGATCAAGGTTCGATCGCTCAAACTGTTCAACAACTAAAAATAATCGGCAAGTCAAGAGACCCTGAAAATTCAGATTACGCAACAGCGAATGTGAATTTTAGAGTAATGATTAATACTCATTTACTAGGCTCTGGCGTAGCTGGGATATAAGGAGTATAAATTATGGCTATATCACGACAACAACTCGTAAAAGAGCTTGAGCCAGGTTTAAACGCCTTGTTCGGCCTTGAGTATAAAAGATACGATTCTGAGCATGAAGAAATTTATGCGAAGGAAACATCAGACAGAGCGTTTGAAGAAGAAGTAATGTTATCTGGCTTTGCCAATGCTTATGTAAAACCTGAGGGTTCTGCAGTTGCATTCGACAACGCACAAGAAACATATACTGCAAGATACACAAATGAAACTGTGGCACTTGCATTTGCTTTAACTGAAGAAGCTATGGAAGATAACTTGTATGATAGACTTGCGTCTAGATACACAAAAGCACTAGCAAGATCTATGGCTAACGCAAAGCAGATTAAAGCTGCTACACCGTTAAACCAAGGTCTACCTGGAATTGCAGCAGCAAATGCATTCCAATCAGGTGACAATGTTAATTTATTTAGCACTGCGCACCCGACTATTGCTGGAACTGTGTCTAACACACTAGCAACACAAGCAGACCTTAATGAAACATCATTAGAGCAGTCTATGATAGACATCGCTGGAATGACTGATGAAAGAGGGTTAAAGATTGCAGCTAGAGGAATGAAAATGATTGTTCCTTCTGAAAACCAATTCAACGCTGAGAGACTATTAAAATCTCAAGGTAGAACTGGTACTGCAGACAATGACATCAATGCACTTAAAAACATGGGGATGGTACCTGAAGGTTACAGAGTAAACCACTACCTAACAGACATTGATTCTTTCTACATTATCACTGATGTACCAAATGGTATGAAGTACTTTGAAAGACTACCTATCCAAACTAAAATGGAAGGTGATTTCTCAACAGGAAACGTAAGATACAAAGCGAGAGAAAGATATTCTTTCGGTGTATCTGACTATAGAGGTATTTTCGGAGTTGAAGGTAACTAATAAATAGAATATTAAGGGGCCGCCTAAAAACGGCCCTTTTTTTAATTATAAAGGTGTAAATGAAAAATTTCCTAGTAAATATATGGGCGTATGATCATCATGCTAAATTTAAAGTTTTAGCTGAAGATGACCCTATTTCTCTTGAACAGTCAATCCTTGACAAACTCGGAGAAAAAAGTATTATCTGGGAACATATGGGGGAATTATATAACCCTGTAATTAATCGAATAACTTTTGAGGAGGTTATAGATGATACAAGACCTATACAAACAAAAAAGGTCCTTGGAGTTGAAGTGGGAACAGGAGCATATTGACAATAATAGATATACTCTTGAAATGGTCAGAATTGATGACAAAGTTAAACAAGTTATCACTGAGATCAAGCTTGAAGAAGCTGCCATTGCACATAGACAGAATTCTGTCGAAGGCGCTGCTCCACAAGTTTCTGTAGCTACTTAATCAAAAGCTACATCGCTGAAATGCATAAATACCTAGGGCTCTCTTGCACTCTACTTAAAACTAAGATATAAATTACACACTACATATAATAATTTTTTATTATAGGTATTCAGGCTTGTGTAGTAGTACGCACCCAGAGACTGCAATACCAATTTAACACTGGGAAACAAAGGAAAAATAAAATGGCAGGAACACACTTTAAAGGCGCAGTAAAATTCTCAAGCGCAACACCGGCACTTCAAAATTTAAATATTGGAAATTGGCCGGATCAAGTTTATTACATGGACGATTTTTTAGATCATGTCTTCAATGCAGGAGCTGCAGCAGGAAACTTTTGGTCTGTAATAGCAGCAGTTAACAGTCCAACTACATTAGCTACATTAGGTAATGATGGTAGTTTAAATGGAGAAGTTTCTACTGTACCAGTAGGTGCAATAAATGATGGAACTTTAATTCAAGGTAACATGAACTTCGCTACTCCAGCATCAAGAGGCAATAGATTATACTTTGAATGTAGAACAAAATTAACAGGAACTATAACAACTGGCGTTCACGCAGGCGCTCCCAATACTTTTTGGGGATTAGCTGAAGAAGGTGCGGCAGCAGGTAGTACTTTTGGTGCAGCAGTTACAAACCTTGTTGGTTTTAAAAGTTTAGCAGGAGCTGCTCAATTAACAGCTTGTATTAAAGGACCAAATGGTGCTGAATTACAACTTACTCCTACTGATCCAAACTTAGTTACATTAGGAACAATGGCGGCAAACACTTTTGTTACTTTAGGTTTTGAATTAGTAAACTCACCAGCAACAGCAGCTAACGGATAAGTAAAATCAAGTTCAGTTAATTATTACATTAACAGAAGACTTTACGCTTCTTGTTCTTCTAGAACAGCAAATGGTGTATCTAGTTCTCAATTTGTAGCAGGAACTCAATCACAAGCAGCAGTAGCTTATGATACTTTTCCACCAACTGCAACTGCAGCTGCAAGAATGGGATTGACTTGGGATATGATTTTAACAGCAGCAGTAACTAATACTCTAACTAGTGATTACTTTATGGCATCACAAGACAGAGGCATTACTTACGCGCCAACTAACTAATAAAATTTAACTAGAGCCCTTCGGGGCTCTAGTAATAAATTAGGAGAAAAAAATTATGAGTAATGTAACAGCAGTAAAAGCAAAATTCATGGCACCTTTAGGTGCTAGTACAACGAATGTAGCCGCCAACCAAACAACTACGGGGACTACAGATATTGTTTTAGCAGCTACGGCAGCAGGGTTTGATAATTGGAGTAATGTTGCAACTACATTAAAATTTACATCAGGTAGTGCTACAACTAACGCAATTGTTTTTACAATTACAGGTACCGACGAAAATGGTTTACCTGTTACAGCTACACACACAGGACCCGGTGGAAGTGCAAACAATGACACAACACAAGTATTTACTTCAGTCACACAAATTTCAAAACCAACAACTGCTACAAGTTTATCTATAGGAACTAATGCTTCTGCGTCAGGACCAATTTTTTCTGGTAGAACAAGATTAAGAGGAATGCATGTGCATTCTTCAACAAATGCAGTTAGTTTAATTGTTAGAGATTCATCTATTACAGGAGTAATTGGATTACAGCTTGGAATTCCTGGTGGAGTAACTAATCAAACAGATCCGTATATTCCAGATAATGGTATCTTGTTTTCAAATGGAGCATACACAGACGTAACAGGTTTAGGTTCAGCAACATTCTTCTTTGACGGTTAGGATTACATGGCAAATACAACTTCAGGAACTACAGTTTTTGGAAAAAACTTTTCTATCGACGAAATTATCGAAGAAGGTTATGAAAGATGTGGACTAAGAGGAGTTGCTGGTTACCAGTTAAAAACTGCTAGAAGATCTTTAAATTTACTTTTTCAAGAATGGGCTAATAGAGGAATCCATCTTTGGCAAATTGCTGATGGATACGCTACATTAGTTGCAGGTACAAACGAATACATTGGTTATCGTTCAGACACTGATGGTACTTCTACTTTGTTAGATGCTGCAGGAGCAGCAATTTATGGTATTGATGATGTGTTTGAAGCGTCTTATAGAAATAATGCCGGTACAACAAGTCAATCTGATTCACCTTTAACTAAAATATCTAGATCTACTTATTCTTCGTTGTCTAATAAATTAGCTCAAGGACAACCTTCTCAATATTGGGTTCAACGATTTATAGATAGAGTATCCATAACTTTATATACAACTCCCAGTGCAAGTCAGGCAGGAGATCAAATTCAATTTTATTACATGAGTAGAATAGAAGATGTTGGAAACTACACTAATGGTGTTGATATTCCTTATTACTATATGCCATGTATGTGTGCTGGATTAGCATATTATTTAAGTTTAAAATATGCACCTGAAAGAACACAAAATTTAAAATTGTTATATGAAGATGAATTACTAAGAGCGGAGGCAGCGGATGGTTCGGAAACAAGTACGTACATTACACCGAAAACCTACTATCCTAGCGTTTAATTATGGCAAGATATGCTCAAGGAAAATACGCATTAGCAATATCAGACATTAGTGGTCAAGCATTCCCCTGGAATGAAATGGTCACACAATGGAATGGTTTATTTGTACATTATTCAGAATTTGAAAGTAAACAACCTCAACTAGATCCAAAACCAAGTGCCGCAGATCCAACAGCTTTACCTACTACAAGACCTCAACAAGATTCACCAGATAGTTTAAGATTTTTAAGTTTTAACCCTATTAGTACATTATCAGCTGGTAGTGGTATTATAAATATTTTTGAAGAAAACCATGGAAGACAGTATGGAAGTTTTGTAAAATTTAGAGGGCCTTCTGGTATTGCAGGTGCTTTTAATAATATTGCTAATATAGATGGTATAACTGGAGCTCAAATTTGTGATCTTAATGGCTTTACTATTATTCCAGGTAAACGTATTTCAACAACTACAACTATTACTACTACCATTGATGCAACGCAAACAACTGGAATTATTTTAACTAGTGCAACTGGATTTGGAGTAGAAAGTCCTCGTACACCAGGAAGTGTAAATTTTTTTTCTGGAGGTACACCTATTAATGCAATTAAAATGGGTACGGAAATTTTGGTTTATACTGGGATTAGTTCTACAAATGAATTAGAAGGGGTTGTAAGAGGGACTTTTTCAAGCACCGCTGCAGCACATAATGCTGGAGCTACTGCAAGATGTCTTTCTGATCCTTTGAATAATTATAATGTAACGACTGCTGGAACAGCAATTACTGGACAAATTAGTGGAGGAGGATATAATACATCTTCAGGACCAGTAACATTAAAAGCGATAGGACCACAATAATGGCATTTGTAAACGACGGATTCACATACGCAACTTTAACTTCAGCGATTCAAAATTACTGTGAAGTTGATACTTCTGTTTTTACTGCAACGGTTACAGATCAATTTATAGGCAATGCTTGTTTAAGGGTAATGAGAGATTTAAACACAGATTCAGATAGAGCTTCTATGGTAGGTTCATTAGTTATTGGACAACAATACATTAATGCTCCAGGAGGTTGTTTAGCGGTTAGATCTATTCAAATTACAGAAGATGATACTACACCAGATACTCAAGTATATTTAGAAAAAAGAGATGTTACATTTTTAAATGAATTTAATAAGTTTGCAGACCAAGGAAATAGTGCAACTACTGGAAGAGGTATACCTAAATATTATGCAATGTTCGGTGGTGATACTACGATGACAGGTAATACTGATAGTAGTTCAGGAACTATTATGTTTGCACCATGTCCAGATAAAACATATACTTTTCAAGTTAATTTTGTAAGAAGACCACCTGGTTTGTCTTCTACC